TCATTTCACTTTCAGGATTGCCGCGTGTAGTGTGCTGGTCGCCAAGTGCGCGTACCGCTGCGTGCTGCGGTGGTCCTTGTGCCCCAATACCCCGCCGACGGTGTTCAGGTCGACACCGTTGTTGATCATGGCGCTGGCGGTGCTGTGCCGTAGGTCATGCAATCGCATGTGTTCGAAGCCCGCCGCAGTCATTGCGCCGCGGATCGTGCGCTGTAACCATATCTTGCTGAATTGGAACGGCAGGTACCGGACGAGCACGCGCACCTTCGGATGAATCGGCACCACCCGGTTGTCACCGTTTTTCGTGTCGCGCAACAGGAAAGCGTCGGCCGATACGGAGTTGCGAGACGACATGGCCATGAACTCGCCAAGCCGCATGCCGGAATAAAACGCCAGTCGGATCAACGCGCGCGCCTCGCGCTGTGCCGGTGTGGTGCCGCAAGCCTTGGCGATCCGTAGCATCTCGGCGCGCGTGGCATAGACCTGTCGCTGATTGCGTACGGCCGGCACCGGCACTTCGTGCCGCGCGGCCCGGTCGCCGATGGCGTGGTGCTTCTGCGCGTAGCGAACGGCGGCCCGCAGGTAAGCCAGCCGGTTGCGCACGGTGCCTGGCCTCAGCGGCGGATCGGCGGCGCGCGCGGCCGCAGCATATTCCTGCGCCACCTCGGTCAACTCATCAAGGAACCTTCCCTCGAAATACTTGACCAACTGGTTAAGTTCCATCATCGTCGCCTCGCCGGTTTTCAGTTCCGGGCAGCGATGGTCGACATACACGTCCACCGCCTTTTGAATCAGGACTCTTTCTTTTGTGACACCAGTCGCAACTGCGAAGAGTCGCGCGTTTTCGGCTTGCTCGAAAGCTTTGGCTTCGGCGCGAGTCCACGCCTTTGGAAGCAGTTTAGTGGCTCGGATACGGCGGCCGTCAACGACTTGGTTGAACGAATATCGCCAGCGATTGTTATTTTTATCAAAGTATGCAGACATTTTCTAACGTGGGCTTCCACGTCCTCCTGGTTAAATCGAATACAGCGGCGCCCGAGGCGCACGCAGGGAATTGGGCCTTTCGGCGCGGCGAGATCGTACACGGCGCCGCGGCTGACCCCGAGAATCTTGGCGGCTGCCTCTGCCGTGATTAAGTTTGCGGGCCCGGCGGCCGCCCGCGCTGCAGCAAGTTCTGCCTCTAGGCGCTCCACTTCGCTCATGTTCACGATTCAGCCTCCTTCGTTCCCGGTATAGCGGGAATGGTGGGCAAAGCCTGCCAGTGGGTAGCGTTGCCCGTGCTGATGATGTCGCACAGGAACATACCTTTTTCTACTACCGTTACTTCCAGCCAGTGCACGCCGGGGTGCCCGGGGTGACCGGGGTTGATGACTCGGCCCGCGTAGCGCGCTACAAGGACGCGTTGCCCCTCATCCGGCAGCCGATCCTCGACGCTGATCCACTGCGGCACGGTCAGCGCCTGTACCTGGGCAGCCTGGCGCGCATTGGCCCACGCAACCATCATGTCGCCAGCGTCGTTCCAGTTGTCGGCGTGGCGCTCGATCAAGTGGAATGCGATAGCCGGATCGATCTTGGCCCATTCCTGCTCATCGGCTGGCCGCTCACCAATTACGAACTTGGCCTCGAGCGCCTCTACCTGGGCGATCAGGGAGAGGACCGCTTCGGGATTTGCAAGCGCGATATAGTCCGCGTCGGCATCGGTTCCGCAGTACCCCTCATCGGTGTGCGCGTATAGGATCTGCGCAATTTCGTCGTGGTTCTCGGTGTGCAGTTCGCCCAACCCCGGCGAGTGCCACGGCCCTGGTGTTGCCTTCAACGCCGCCTGCTTCAGTTCTTCGCGCTGTTCTGGTGTCATGACTGCTCCTGTGGTTGTGGTGGTACTGGCACGACGAACAGGGCGTTACCATCCCGATAAAAGCGCACTGTTTGCCCTCGCGCTCGGCGATCTTTAGCGTTTGCCAAAGCTCTTGCTGCTCCGCTGGATTCGCCGATAACCCGTGCTATTTGTTCGAGTACGATTTCATCAACGAGAGTCACGATTTCACCCCGCCTGTTTCAGCGCTGGCCCGAGCGCGGTCGATTTGCTCATCAATGGATTTTAGCCACTGCTCTTTCGTGCAAATAGCCGCGATGAAGGGCTTGATGCACATGGCGTAATACAGCGCATCCAGCCGCGCGCTGTCCTCGCCCTGCGCCGAGGGCACACCTTCAAGCGCCCGCCGCAGTCTTGCGATGAAATCGGCTGTCGGCTTCTCGTCCTTCCACTTTGGCGTATCCCAGCGTGCGACGACAGCGGCGGCAGCTGCGCGGAGTTCGTCCGATGCCTCAGTGGTGGCTGGCTGGGCCTTGATGGCTGCAAGTTCGGCTTCAGCTGCCTCCAACCGGTTCGCGGCTTCCTGCGCGCGCTGGTAGAACTGGTAGCGCGACATCTCGCTGCCCATCGCCATTTCGTAGCGCATGCGCAGCACGCCGTATAGCATCACATCACTCATGCCGGGCTCCTTTGGTGGCGGCGATAGCTGCGTCGATGGCGTCGGCAGCTTCCGACATTAGAATGTCTGCTTTGTGGTAGAGCCGTGGGTCGTTGTGCTCACGAAGGCGGGCCGATAGATCCCGCAACTTCTCCACGTCCGCTGTCGCGCGCGGCGTGGCGATGTCGAGTTCGCCAGTCTCAGCAAAGTGCGCCAGGATCGGTAGCAGTTCGCGCACTTGATCCTGCGTGAGGTGCATGCGGGTGTTCATCGATACAGCGTCAGGCACTGGGAAAGGAACCCAGCCGGTTCCGTCGCCAGATGGCACGCCATACGCCGCGGCCTGTGATGCCATGATCTTCGGCTCGCTTTCGTGGACGCCGAACCAGATTGCATCCTCCGTTGCAAGGCTGCTTTTCTGGATCGTGCACGCCACACCGTAGCGGTCCGTGAATGGAATGAGCGCGAAGCCTCTCGAGTTGTGTGTCAGGCGCATCGGCTCGTCGCTCGCCTGCGCTGGGACATTGGTTTCGGTGGTCATGTCAATCCTTTGGCAAGCAATAAACTTCGTCGGCGCGGCTGCTCTTCTGTAACGCTTTAGCCGCCGCATGGCACGCCGCTTTACTGTTGAAGTCAGCGTGAATAACTACCGGGATCATCGGGTTTGAATTTCCCTGCGCGTAGTAGGAGCCATGCAGGGTAAAGATCATGATCAGTACGTAGCTCATTGACCGCCTCCCGTTGGCTTGTCGGCTGATTGGGCGGCGACCCGGTATATGCCGCCACGTCCGGCACACTTCGAGCAATCAGGGTGATCGCAGCACGTCAGGTACTCGCCCACCGCCGCCTCGCTGGTCTGCGCTTGACCTTCGGATGCGCGGATTTTGCTCTCGATAGCACGGGCGAAATGCAGCATTGAGTTCTTGGGGCCGCCAAAGCTATCCCAGCGGCCTTGCGTGCGATTTGCCAGCAGGATGATTTCCTCGTCGCTCAGGTCTGCCGGTGCCGCTGCGCTGACTTGACCTTCGGCAGCGAGAGATTTGCGTGCTTCCTGGACGTAGGCCGCGACGTCATCGTGGAACAGGTAGCTGTCGTTTTGGCCGCTGCCCGGGGTGTGACGCATGCGGCGCTTCATGCCGTCGAGCTGGTCGCACAGCTTTCGCAACGCGCTTACTTCGGCAGCAGGCGAAAGTGACTGTTGCGCGGCGGGAGCGGCAAGATGCTCGACCGCCATTTCATAAAAGCTTTTTATCGTATCCCACGTGATAGCAACAGCCTGTTCAATCGCTCCGAAGTTTTCGCACGTCTGGCATTCGAAGTCATCGGCTTCGTCTCTGCAATCTGGACAAGGAACTCGAACACGCTCCGAGAACTCGCCTGAGAGCAAGCCCTTCGCGCCATTCGCAGCAGTGAGGCGGGCTGGCATGACTACGTACCCTTCTGGTACCGCCACGCTGGCGGCTTGATCTGCTGGCGCGCGGAGTTTGCTGTCGAGGTATTCCACGCGAGCTAATGCGGCATTGCGATCCCAGATGGCATGCGACCAGCTTGATGCTGTCCAGCTGCCTTGCAAAAGTTTCTTGCCATACGCTAGCGCTTCAGGTGAAGAAACGTCGAGCACGATAGTGAGATAGTTCGCATCATCGCCAATAGACTCCTGCGGAGTCCCCTTCGGCTGGCTGGCTGTGTTTTTGGTGTTCATGGGGCTTCCTTTGATTCGGCGGCAGCCAGCGCGGCTACCAGTTTCGGGTGGAGTTCGATAACGTCCGATGCTGGATCGATGATCTCGTTTTTGTCGTACATGATCACGTAGCACATGCCGCCGATCACACGGCCCGGAAAGCCTGGCGCTTTGTCGATCGTGCTTTTCACCGCATCGTAGAAGGCGCGTAAGTGCTCGGGGTTGCCCTCATCGAACAAGTCGGGAACCTCGGTATCTTCATCAAGGTTCGGATAATCACCACGATCCAACTGGAGCAGCAACGACATCAGCTCGCCGGCCGCGTCGATGTCGCGCTCGGATGGTTTCGCCATTTTCATTTGCGCACCTCACCATCGGTAGGCCGGTTGCTGGCGTCAGGCGGCAGGATCAAATCGCGGATGCGGCCGTACACCACCTGCGATTCGCTGATTGTCCAGTCGACCGGCATTGAGTGCATGTCGCCAAGGAATTGCAACGTGTCGCTCAGGGCTTCGCGGAACCGCTCGGCGCGGCCATCTGCCTCGCCTGCGGCACTGGCCCACTTTTGCGACAGCGCCACGCATTCGGCAAGCTGCGATTCCAGTTCAGCGATGCGGGCGGTAGGCTGGCTGTCGAGCGCATCAGCAGCGCGAGATTTGACTTTGGCAGCAACTGCGTTGGCAAGCGCGAAGTCCCAGTTGTCACCGTCCCAGCCGTCGCCCGGCTTGATCGTGTCGCGGATCGCGTTGACCTGCACCATCGTCAGCAAATCGCAATCACGCCCAAACCGCTCGCTCGGCTCGGAGGGCGCATCAGCAGCGCGGGCCGAGTGTGCAGCGGCCGCTACTCGGGCATCAACGAAAGCGCACAGTCGCTTATAGGCAGTGGGGGCGGTCGTGAACGCCACTGCACCCCGGTAGTCCATCGCCAGTTCGTGAAACTCGCGCAGATCAGCTACACTTTCCGCTACCGCCTCGCCACGAACAGCGGCGCCGCTCAGGTTGGCCAGCCGCTTGCTCATTCCTTCGTCCATCTTCTTCTCCATCGGCAGTTCGCCGGATCGGTCCATTGCTTCGTCGCGTAATTTGCACATGGTCGCCTCCGTCAGGCTTCGGCTTCGCCGCCGAGGCCTTCGACAACAGCACTCAGCATCTGGTTGAGTTCGCCGGTCATCAGGGCCATTTCGCCGTCGAAGCGCTCTTCCTCATTGCCGGTGGCGTCATGCGTCAGCACGTCGAGCGGCTTAACCTTCCTGATCGCCAGGGAGCTGTCGAGCTCGAAGCTAATCTTGCCTTCCCAGGTCATCGCCAGGCGCGTGCACTGCTTGCCGGCCTGGATGTGGCGGCGCGTGTCGTCCGGCTCGAGCGCGTGCTTCACGTAGCGCACCTTCGCCTTACTCTCGCCGGTAGCTTGCAGGTCCGCGTCCTGGTCGACCGTGAAGCCGGCTGGCGCCTCGTCCATCTCCAACCATGCAGTCATCATCGCCACGGGCGACTTTTGCACGCGCAGGCTTTCCAGTGGCATGCGGTCGACGGCTTTCAGCAGCAGCTTGATCACTTCGTCGGCCTTGCCAGGGCTGGCCGCGTCGACCACGAGCCAGCCATTAACCGGATCGATCCACACGTACGTGTGCGCCAGGATGGAGAACGCCCGCGGCAGCAGTTCGTCGGCGACGCGCTCTTTCAGCTCCTTCATGACCTTCTTGCCGGGTGCGAAGCCTTGCGCCTCTTCCAGTTCCGCGGCTTTGGCCTTGGCAACCTGGTTGATGACGCTGGCGGGCAGAAGCTTCTTTTCCGTCGCCAGGCGCAGCAGCATTTGTTTGTTCACGCTGTGCACGAGGCCGCCGTTCGGGCGTGGCGCATCCCAGCCCTGGCGCAGCAGTTCGTTGCTGGTGGCGGGCACGAACGATTGCGGCGCCAGCGCGGCGGCCATTTGCTCCGGCGTGAAATGCCATGGAGCGGGGAGTTTGAATACTTGCAAATTTTTAAACCACATTTTGATTCTCCTGTTTGAAGCTCTGGAAAGCGCCATCGACGCCAAGTTTTTGAATTCGCCTCATAAGCATTGATGGCGGGATTCCAATCTGATCAGCCCAATCCTTTCGGCATTTCGTCTCGCCTTCATGCGTGATCAGATGCGTGCTGCGCCGATTTCTGCATTGCTCTGCATTCGTCGCCCACTTGCAATTGCTAGGCTCGTAGCCTTTATCGTTGTCGATCCGCTCGATTGACATTCCATCGGGACGCACGCCCATATCAGCCAAGAACTGTTCAAAACTTTCCCACTCTGGACAAATGCGGATTCCTCGCGCGCCATATCCCGCGTAGCCCTTTGACTTGGGGTTATTGCATCTGGCACGCATGGTTTTCCAGATGATGTGCGTCGAGGTAAGAGACATCCCATGGGTGGCCCTTTCCCTCGCTTTGTCGGCGGCGTGGCACCCGCAGGAAACCACGCGGCCAGCCTTCAAGTGGCTACCTCGAACACGCGATTGCTTGCCGCAAACGCAGTTGCATATCCATACCGGGCGACCAGACTCTGAAAGAACGCGCTCGGTCGCGGTCAATCGGCCAAAAACCTTCCCATGCAAGTTATCTATTTTCATCGCGTACCCAATAAGGATTCAGTAGTGGCGCTCTTTGAACGTCACGTTGTTTTGCGCGCCCCAGCAGGCGACGTATTCGATGAGGCTGGCCATGCGTGCGATCGACATTCCGGCCGAGCTCTCGCGCAGATTCACGAACTCGCCGGTCAGACCCGGCACCATGTCAGCGCCTTCGCCTGTCTCGATCGCGTGCGCGCTGATGAAGAGCACCTTCCACTGCGCGCCGGTCAGTTTTCGGTTCAGATACTTCGCCTGGCGCGCCACGTCGCCGCACATGGCATGGAACCGGGCGTTCTGGACCAGTAGCCGGTCCGGTGGCCCAACGCGCACCTGGTCGCCGATCTGCAACTCACCCAGCGCCGCGCGTATGTGCGGCAGGTTCGTTGCGCTGACGACGTACAGGCGCTTTTCGGTCACGATGCCTCCGCCAGCGTGCGCGCCGTGCTGAAGTCGATCCGGCCCAGGCGGTCGACCGCCTCCAGGATGCTCAGGTCAAATGCCGTCGCGACCATCGTGATGATTTCCTCGTCGCTCGGCTCGTCGGTAATGGCCAGGTCGGCCATTGAGTCAGCGCCCAGCGCGCCAGCGGGCAGGCCGGCAACATGCTCGTCGTTCTGGCGCTCGCGGCCGGCGGCCAGTGATTCGTCGGCCAGGGCCTGCAGGCGCACACGCTCGGCTTCGCGGTCGGCGTCGAATTGCGCGTTCATCGGCAGGGCTTCAACGTGGTCGTCGCTCACGCGCTGGCGCAACGCTTCGGCATCAATGCGATCCTGCTCGGCCTTCGCTGCCGCGGCGCGCTGCGCTTCCAGGGCGCGCATACCGGCGGCAATCTCAGCCTGCTGCGCATCCAGCTGTCGCTTCGTCTCTGCTGCCACTCGATCACGTTCGGCCTGCTCGGCGCGCACGCGGGCGGCTTCGGCGTCGCGTATCTTCTGGAGTTCGGCGGCCTGTTCAGCGGCCAGGTCGGCCAGGCGCTTTGCTTCCGCGGCATGCTCGGCGGCGGTCCGATCGGATTCGATCTTGGCCAGCCGCTCGCGCTCCTCCTGCTCTGCCCGCAGCTTCGCCAGTTCGGCGCGTTCGTCGGCAATGCGCTGGATTTCGGCCAGACGGGCAGCCTCGGCTTCGGCAGCTGCAGCTTCATCAGCTTCGCGCTTGGCCAGAATTGCACGAATCGAAGCGACGACTTCGGCGTGCACAACGACGGCTTCATCGAAACGCTCTTCGAACAGTTCCGGCGTTACGGCGCGCGCCAGGCTGTATTCCAGCGTGGTGCGGGTTTGCTCAGCCGTTTTATCGATGCGCACGGCGTCAATTTCGTCCTCGCGCAGCGCGGTGATGCGGTCAGCAATGGCCTCGACCCGTTCGCGCTCCGCCGCGATCAGCGCATCCTTGCGCGCCTGCTCGGCCTCATCCCACGCATCGCGCAGCCCCTGCAGCCGTTCTTCTTCGGCAACCATGATGCCGACCAGGCGCTCGGCCTCCGTCTTCACCGCCTTCGTGAAAAGCTTCGCGTCCTCGGTCACTTCGTTGACCTTGTGCCCGATATTGACGCGGGTCGTTTTCAGCTTCATGTACGCCGCATGGCATTCCTCGCGGCCGGCTTTGTTTGTGACCGCCACGATGGCGACCGACTGCTGCACCAGCTCGCGCAGCTTCACTTCATGCTCGGCGGCGCCCAGAGCGACGGCGGCGCGCTCCGGCAGGCTCAGCGCCAGGGCCTCTTCACGTGTGACGGCATTCATAGAATTCCTTTTTGTAAGAGCCGGAGCTCTGCTTCGGTCGTTGAAACGAAATCGAGAAACTTCTCGAGAAATTTTTGGTACTCGTAGATCGGCAGGTCGTCGGCGCGCGATTCGATGAAGAAGCGATCCAGCCCGGCCGGCAGCCGGTCGTCGCCGCTGCAGAAGATCGAATGCTTCGCACCGCTCACAAGGTGGCCATGCATGACCTGCGCCCGGTACTCGCCCGGCAGCACGCCGGCGCGCATGTAGTTGATGTGCGTCTTCGTCTTGGGCATCTTGATTTCGACAAACGATTCGAAGTCATTGACGTCACCGTCGAAGGACATGCCGATCATCAGCTTGTTGTGGCGGCAGAAACCGGTCTGGCGGATCATCACGCCATAGTCGACCTCGATCATTTCCCGGCCCCACGGCTCTTTCTCCACGCCGCGACGCATTTCCTTGCTGAAGAAGGGCTCCGGTTCGATGATTGCGGTCATGCGCTCAAGGGCCAGCTGCAGCGCATAGTCGCGATAGCCGTCCGTCTTGGCGCCCATCATTACGATCGCTGCCTTGCTGCCGGTTACCCGGCCCGCGCGCGCTGCAAACCAAGGCTCGGTGCGCTGCTCGCAATCGATGATGGTGAACTCGCGTGTCATGGCTTCGCGTCCAGGCCGGCGACAAAGTCGGTGTGGTCGGCGGCCGGCGCGGCGTCCTGCGCTGGCTGGTCGATGGTGCGGCTTTCGTCGGCGCGCGCCGCGGCGGCCTTGAATCCTTCATGGCGGCCCGCCAGCAGCACACGGTTTTCTTTGCCGGTGGCGCTCCAGAACGCAGAGTAAGCGACCACGCCAGCAGCAACAGCTTTGTCGGCTTGATCGATCAACGCCTGCGGCACCTCCGGCGCCACGACTTCGGCCTTGCCCATGTCGCGAGTCTGCGGCGCGGCCGGCGCCTGGTCCAGCTCGTCGGGCGTGTAGACGCCCAAAATGACGCCCGGCGCATGACGGCGCGCCCACTTCTTCACGGCCAAGTAGCCAAGCTGCTGCTGCGGATCGCTGGCCCACAGTGTGGAGTTGCGCACGCCCGCCTGGGCCAGCAGGGTTTCCAACACTTTCACCGTGCCGGTGGCGCGGATCGTAGCGCTGACACGGACGCCGCAGCCTTCTTCGTCGGCCATTGACCAGCCGGGCACGCGGTACTCGCCCTTGTCGCCCTTCTTGATGTTGTATTTGCCGATCACCTTCTCCCACGGCCCGAAGAACTCGTAATCGAAGTCATCCTTAGTGAGGATGCCGGACGACGAGATAACCGCGCTGACCAATTGCGCCTCGTAACCTAGCGTGCCGTTGACCAGGTGAGTCTTCTGCGCCACGGCGAATGGGTTAAGGCCCCACTGCATCGACTGCATGACGACCGCGAGACAGTCGCCAGAGCTGCCGCGAAAATGCTGAGGCAGGGTCGATTTGCCCGAAGCCATCAGGTCTGCAACGCGGATCATGCTGTCCATACTGCGCGCATCCAGGATCAGGGCGCCGGCGCTGCTCGATGCAACCGTGTTCAGGTCGCCACTTACTTCCGCTACTTCGTTCATTTGCTTCTCCAGTTATAAACTTCGTGTTGTTGCGCCAGTTCTTCGCGGCGCGCGTCTCGGTCTTCGTTCTCGGCCATCAAGGTCAGCAGGCTCAGGACTGCAATGAAGGCGGCGGCAAAGCGGCGGATCACAGCAGACCCCAGCCGTGCGCCACACAAAGCAGGAGGAGGGCAAGGGCCAGGTAACCTGGGGTTGCGGCCTTCATTGCGCGGCCCCGGTTGCCTTGACGACCGCGGCGCGGGCCGCGATCAGCGCAAGTCGCGCCTTGTGCCGATCCTCGCGGATGCTGGGGTCGCTGCAAAAAGCGTCATCGAGCGCGACAAGTGCGGCAAGCAGTTCAGGTGCCGCCGCCATCAAGCGAGCGTTTGCAGCCATCTCCTCGCTGCGCTCTTCCCACGGGAAGCGAGTGCACAGGATGTCGGCCTTTTCAAGAACATCACTGGTGGCGATATCGAACTTGCCGTCAGGGCGGATCATTGCGAACCATGGGCCCGGGGTGTGCGCGGCGTTCACTTCGTCGCTCCCAGGAGGGCCAGGCAAGCGAGCGCGCTCAGTGTCGCGCCAATGACGCCGAAGGCCGGATGCTTATCCGTCCACTCGATTTTGTAGAGCAGGATGAAGTCGATCATTTCGGCCCCTTGAAGTAAGCAACGAAGGCGACAGCGAGCATCAAAAACTGCAATGCGATGGACGTCCACAGGCTGATGTTGGATGCGCTGTACATGAACGAGACGAGCAGGAAGAATTGCCATGGCTTCACGATTGCACCGCCTTCCTCGCGCCGCCGAACAGATCAACCTGGCGCTTCGTCGCGCTGCTCGACAGCTTGTTGATGGCATCCAGGCGAGCCATGAAGTCGGATTGCGGGCGGGGCTGGTCGATGCGCGCTTCGATGCGCTGGCGCCGGGCCTGCTCGGTCAGGGCGCTTGGGGTGAGGGCGGCAGTCATTGGTCGTCGCCCGACTTCATGGCATCTTCCAGCTGGCCGGACGTCGGCTGCTTCCAGTTCGTGACCATTCCGGTATCAACGTCGATATCCAGCATGATGTAATCGCCATAGTGCTGGCCCGGCATGAAGTCCGGTACGTAGCCGTCGTCCTGGTCGTGTACGGTGACGCCGTCTGCATCCTTCAATTGGTATGTGAAACGATCGCTGACCTTGCAGCAGATGCTGACCGTCTTGACGTCGACCTGAACCGTTTTTTGCTGGTTGATTTTCATCGCTGCTCTCCGTTATTTAGTGGGTGTTTTCACTCCAAACGCAACCTCGTGGGTCGCGTGGTTCGTCCTGTGGTGGCGGGTCAGTTGTCGAACCAGAAGACGAGGCGCTGCTCGGGGCCATCGGCTTCGTCGAACAGTTCGATAATTGGCGTCAGGTCAACGGCGAACGTGGCCGGGACGTTGAACGAAAAACGCACGCCGTCACCGCCTTGCCAGTACGGGTAGATCAGGCTCCACTCAGGCGCGCCAGTGGCAATGGACGCCTCCAACTCTGCAAGACCTTCCGGGTCCTTCAGGCCGGAAATTGGCAGCGTCGTCGTTTGAAGGAATGCCTGCTTTTCCTTCAATTCGGCCAGCGACAGGTAGCTGTGGCCGTGGCCATCGCAGCCCCAGTTTTCGTTGATCGCAGCAACTTCGGGGCAGGCATCATCTGGCATGCCGCGCGGCTCGAACGAATAGTCGAAGGAGCGGCGCACACCTTTCGACAGCAGGCCGAACATGTCGTAATTGCGACCCGTGTAGCGGTTTTTGTGCGGCACATCGTTCCAGCCTTCGCTGTACTCGTCGGCCCAACCCTTATCGGCAGTGACCCACTTCCCATCGATTAGCTTCTCTTTGTATGCGTGAATGTCACAACCCATGTCGATCTCCGTTTGTTTGAATGGTTGCCGTCTTATTCCGGCTGTCAGGGCATGTCCTGATCCCACAGTCCCGTTCACTGACCCGGGCAAGGCAAGCGACGCATCAACTGGAGGGCGCCGCGCTCTCCGGGCAGATCAAGGTGGCCGCTCCTGCTGGTTGCGCGCCCAGCGCACGGCCTCTGTCCAGATGGCATGTGCACGCTGCGTGGCGGGGTGGACGAACTCACCCTTGCAATTGCGCAGGGTGTTCGTGTTATTGGCGCGGGCCGCAGCTTCAAACGCCGCCTCTTCGGCGATGTCCGGCACCCGGGGCGAGAACTCATCGACCAGCTTGTGCACATCGATGTGCATCACGGCGGCATGGGCACCTTCGTGCGCTCCGGCGATGACGCTCTGGCCACGCATGCGCATCGACAGGACGTCGCCGCGTGCCGCGATGGCAGCATCAAGTCGGGTCGCTTCGGCAACGCGGAGCATCAGCTCGCGCGTTTCTTGTGGCAGGGCCAGCAGGGCAGGGTTGGTTGGGGCGTTCACGATTACTTGCCGAGCGTGGCCGGCACAGCTGGCTTCGTGAAGTCGAACGCTGGCGGCTGCTCGCCGGCGGCTGCTGCGAGTGCTGCGATTTCTTGTTGGCTCATGGCTTGCTCCGTGTGTTTGTCGAATCCATGAAATGATTATCACATACGTGTTTGAACAAATCAACACGAACGTGATGAAACCGAATAAATTTTTTTGCGGAGGAGATCGAGGACGTAAAAAAGCCCCGGCTTGCGGGGCATAGTAAAAGCTGATTGGCGGCTAGATAAGCCGCTGGGACTACCGGAAATCTTTGCCGTTCACCGTCAGACTTGTGATCTGGCCGGTCGACACCTTGCCGTTGCAGCTGGCCGACATTTTGACCTTGGCGCCGAATCCATTGGTGAACTCAAACGACCCTTTAGGCCATGCAAAATAGAAGTCGTCCTGTTTGCCGTAGTTCTGTGCGTAGGGCGGGGTCTCCGCTGCGCCAAACTCGGCAACTGATGTGATGGCGCTCTGGCACAGGTGCAGCGCCTCCCGGACAGCGTCGTCGTGGCGCTTTGAATCGGAAGGAACAATAACGCGATACACGATCATCACCAGTAAGATGACGATTGCCGAAACGCAGACGAGCGCGAACCAGTCGCGGCCACTGAACTTGTAGCGGACTGGCGCCCTGAAAACTGGCGGCGATGGCTTGGCGTGGGCGGCCGGGGCAGGCTGCCCATTGCCTCTGGGCTCATTCACGCGGCCCGGCAACGGCTTCATTGGAGCACGGCAGAGCGGGCACCAATTCAGGCCTTTGACAGTCACGTGCGCGCCACATTTTTCGCAGTCAGTTCCAGACACGGCCATCCCCTCGTTTATGCCACGAAAGCGTGGCGCGCTGGCTCAACTTCAGTCGTCGTTCAAGGCCAGGTCCAACTTCACGCCGAAGTGCCCAGCGTCCCCGTCGCCCCGATCCCAGCCGCCGACGATCATTGCCGCGCACTGGAAGGCCTCAAACGTCGAGTGGACGCCATACCGTACGGTCCGACGAAACGCCCGCGCATCCTCTCGTGACAGGTGCCCGACCGGATGTCCGTCAATGGTCACTGCCACAGCTGCGCGATCATGCGGGTTGTCGTCTTGCAGGCGCAGCTGCGCAGTCGCTTCCTTCTGTATGCCTACTATGGTTCGCGGCCCGCACAGCTCCGCAAAGCTCGCTTCGTAAAAAGATTCCCCTGCTACATCCACCCTAAACTTCAACGGCCCTACTATGAATGGTGCTTCGCCATCGAAGTTATCCCGCATTACAATCGGCCCTTTACGATACGTGCCGGCTGCCAAACCACCATCCCGATAATTGAGCAATGCCCACTACGGACGCTGATGGATGGGAACTCGCGGTTGAACGAATTCAAACACCAGCCGTCGGATTTTTTAATAAGACATTTCACCAGCGTTTCGCCGTTCCAGTTGACCACGAAACATTCGTTGTTCACGGGCTTGCGCTTCGATATATCGACCAGGCCCTGATCGCCGTCGAAGTACATCGGCTCCATGCTTCGGCCGCGAAACGTCGTCACAATCAAATTGCTTGGGTCGACCCGCAGCTGTTCGATCACTTCGGCCGGCACCTGGAAGTAGCCGCCATCGATATTGAAATCCGGTTCCGTCACATAGCCGTCCGACCCCGCCTGAACTTTAATTTTGACCGCGCGAATCGGAACCGTCCTCTCACGGGCACCGACGACAATACTCTCGCCGATTTCGTTGGTGCCTAAGCCGGGCGCGGCAAATCCATCCTCGTCATAACGCGCCGCGCCTGAAGCCTCTTGCGTTGGCTCGCCTTGACCCGTCGCCAGCCAGGTCGGGTCAACGCCGGCCGCCGCGGCTATTTCGATGATCTTCCTCGCCGTCTGGCGAATTCCAGCTTCAATGTTCCCGATCGTTGATTGCGAAACGCCGGCCTGCTTCGCCAGCGCCTCTTGCGAAAGCCCTCGTTGTTCACGTGCCCATGCAAGGCGTTCAGCTAAATTTTTCATAATCACGATCGTAATATAAATATCTATCACGTTGGTGTTGACTGCTCAAACACGAACGTGATATCGTCCGGGCATGGATACCCAAAAAATCACTTGCGATCTACTTGAGTCCGGCTTGACTCAGCAAAAGTTGGCCGACCTTGTCCCATGCAGCCAATCCCTTATTGCCGCTTTCAGTACTGGTAAGCGTGGCGCCCGCCCGTCAAAGGCTATTGGCGATCGGCTGGAGCAGTTGCACGCGGAACGATGCGGGCAGCTTGCGCCCGCGCCGTCCTAATCCACGCCGACCGCATCACGGCAGGCATGCGCACGCCGAAAGCATCAACAGCACCACGTTTCAACATTCCCTAACCGGAGAAAAGCATGAAAGACGACACCACCCGCTACCTGCTGCACAAGGTCTACGTGAACGAGGCCGAGGAGAGCGTCATTGCCGAGCATTGCCGCGTCAATGGCATCACCAGGAGCGAGTTCTATCGCCGGGCCGCGCTGCGTGAAGCCGCGCCGCCAAAACCTCAGCCACCAGCGCATCGTATCCGCCGCGCGCCCGGGCGTGAAGGTCCCAAGTTGGGCCCACGCCTACCGCGCACGTTTGCGAAGCGCCTCGGCGGCGCCCCAATCCCACTGCGGATTTGACTGGAGAAGAAGTAGGGCATAGCCCTGGAAGGAGTGGCCCATGAGCATCAAGCAGAACTTCGAAGCTGCCGCAGTTGCCTACCAACGGGCACATAAAGCTTGGAAGGATGCGCCGGACGGGCCGCTGAAAGTTGAGACGAAGGCGGCCATGAAGTCGGCGCACAGCACCTTTCTCAACGCAGCGGCTTTGTTCGTGCCGCAGTACGAAAAGCGGGCTCCGCCATGACGGCGCAGTCCCCGACCACTAAACCATAAATCTGCGCCGCGTCTTGATCCTGATGCGGCGCAAAGGAGATCGAAATGTCCGCAACCCAAGCAACACCAGGCGCGCTCGCGCTGCTGGATAAGCTGAAATCCACGCTGCAGTTGAAGAACGACGCCGCCCTAGCGCGCAAGTTCGGTATCGCGCCGCCAGTCGTTTCCAAGATTCGCCATGGCGTTCTGCCCGTGGGCGACAGCTTCCTCATCAAATCGCACGAGATCGGCGGGCTGTCATTTGCTGAACTGCGCACCTTTGTGCCGGCGGTGCCGTGAGCGGCTACGCATTCACATGGGGCATTCCGCCCGAGCCACCGCACGTTATGACTTCTGCTGCGTGGGAGCGCATGCAGGTTGCGACGGCGGCGCTGCAAAACATTGGCGATTCTGCCCGTAGCGCATCGAAACAGTTCAAGAACCTGAGTCGCGCGCTCGAACAGTCTCGCAAATCGCAGCAGAAATAAAAATGCCCGCGACGGCAATCGCGGGCACCTGAACGAATTTATCACTGGAGAACCGCATTATGAACCAAAAACTCTCACCGATGCTACGCGTCGTCCTCCCAGCCCTTTACTTGCGGGCTGCCTACTGGTCAGCGATGGAAGATGCGCTCCGCGCGCAGCAGGCCCGTGTCGCGGTACAGCAGCAGGCGCCGCAGAAGAAAGAGGTGGCGTTGTGA